GGTCTTAAGTGGAAAGATAGAGTCTTCGACGTCGATTATAAGAATTTTGATGGTTCGGTTCATCCCGTGCTTTTTGAATTCTTCACGAAAGTGACAGACTGGTACTACGGCCCGAAGAACCGTTCGGAGCGACACGTCATCATTGACATACTGCGCAGTTCACTCCATTTAGTTGGAGATACCCTCTTTCAGTCCTCGCAAGGAAACAAGAGTGGTAATGCCATGACGGATGTCTTTAACTCCGTTTGTAATGCCGGGCTTGTGTATATGTCTGTGTACGTCGCATACCGGGATGTTTCGATGGTGCGTGCTGAATTGCCGTTTATCACGTATGGCGATGACCTCATCGCGTCAGTTTCCCCGGATTTGGAGGAATTTAACCGGGTCTGGTTCGCTCAGTTTGCGAAGGCGTTGGGCCTCGTTGTGACAAGTGCGGATAAGGGAGCGGAACTCACACCGTTTACGGAAATGAAGGATGCAACCTTCCTCAAGTCAAGTTTTGTTGAGGGTATGCCGTTTCGCTTTCCACTCCCAGTGGAAGTCATCCACCGCGAGTTGCGGTGGGAGCGAAAGCAGAACAAGGGCGATAATGTTGTCCTGAAGCAGCGGATAGTGCAGGCCCTTGATATGATGAGTCACCACTCAGAGGAAAGTTACAATACGCTGGTGCGTCAGTTGACCGCTAGTGGTTTTGGCGACTGGTGCGAAGGGAGTTATGCGTGGCGTTTGGAACGTCTACGCGTGAAACAGATCGCGTCAAGTTTGACCGATTCACCCTTTGACTATGCGCGTCATGAACCTGTGGACCTCGAGGAGCTGGTTGGTGAGAGCCAGTTTGATTGCCGACTACGAGGCCAACCTCCACGCCTCGATACATTGGCCTTTATGGCTTGTGAGCGACGTTTGAGACCGAACCAACCAGATTCCTGGAGTTGTTCGCGTCTGGACCCCGACCCGTCGATGTTTGGTCCACTGAGCCTGGAAATTGCTGGCCCCAGTGGGCCCTTCTTTCGCGTGCCACCGGTACGTAGTTTTGCGCTGCTGAATGTGGCTGTCACTGGAGTCCCTGCCCGCCGCGGCGTCATCCAGGTGTTTGCGCGAGGGACGTGGCGCATCATTCCGGGGGAGATTATTAACGTGACGCGACCGTACGCCAGTGTGACTGGGTGGGATGACGTTCTTTTCCGACCGTTGTCGATGGAGCGTTGGGCAGCAGAGACGCCTAACTTCAACTACGCCGCGAATTTGGAATCCGTGGCGTACTGTCCCCAGTTGGCTACGGCCTACGTGGGGTGCGATGTTTTTGCTGAGCTGCAGCTCAACCGAGGTTATATGAGGGAGCTTCGTGATGGGTACCTCGACGACGAGATGTTTCGCAAGATAACTCAGCGAACCATCGTACACTTCGGTGGACCAACTGTAGTCCTTACGGCGGCTAGGCCCCGTGGGCCCATTGGTCCTTTTCATCGTATTTATGCTACATTACTTGTCCGTAAGGTGGAGGATGTAGCCATGTCGTTTGATATCGTCACCATGATTCGGGATCGTGCTGGCGAGTATTTCCGCACTTTGTGTGTGGAGGAGGGGACTCCTGTGTAGTCCCGTGTGTATATAGCGTTCTATTGGTCTCGCTGGAAAGACCTCATCAAACTACTAATTTTAGAATTTGTTTTATTTGTTGACTAACATAATTTTTGTCACGCTAACACACATTCGCATGAGACCCTGGCTCATTTTGACAACAGGGAGTTACATTTTGTGTTTCGTGGTGTCCTTTACTTGTCACACTCGTCTGGCGAGTCGGTCTGGGCTGAACCCCAGGGTGGCGATCGGAGAAACCGTGACCCACCTCCCAATCAACTTACCCATATATGTAATATGTATACGAGATGCTGTCTCTAACAGCGCGACTTTTAGTTTTAGGTCACTCGCATAGTGCAGTCTTCGAGCCAGCTGCCCATAGTAAAATACCAAGGGCTCGACACTTTATTTTCTATTTAACGTTTTTTACCTTTCGTTATAGATAATTCTGTTTAATTTAAAACTATTCGCTTAATCGTAATTTAATTAGGACGAATTCGCTGAGAGACCGGCCCGCAAAATTTATTTGTAAGTCGCGCGTTTCGAGGTCACAGCTCAGCAAACTTAATTTAGTGTAATATTAAGACGTAATTTAGCCACTTAGGTAATTTCGTG